TTTCTGGCCGTAAGCTCATCTTATGGCCTGATGCGGCGCCGGCGTCCAGGGAAGCTTTTCGTAGGTTCGCCGAGAAAGTAAGCGAATCATGTCTTGAAATCAAGCTAATCGTGCCAAACGGCAAGGCTCATGGCTGGAATATCGCGACCGCTGTAGCTGATGGGATGTCTTGGCGTGATCTGGCGATGTGGGCCAAGGAATCCATGATGGTTTTCGGCAAGGGTGAATTCCCGCGCGTGATTGTGGAAACCGTTGAAGCCGCCGATGAGATCCCAGATTCGGCCGCCGCGCTTTGGGAAAACCTGGGCTTGGCGATGTCGCAGAATAACACGCCGGTTCCAAACATAGACAACGTGGTTCGGATCCTCACGGTCTGGAAGAAATTTCAATTCATTATCTGGTTCGATGAATTTTACAAGAGATATTTTACAAACCTGGGTTTGCGCCCAGGCGAAAAGGCCCGTGAATGGTCAGACATTGACGACATCAATATGACTGTTCGGCTTCAGCGGGAGTTCTCTTTTTTCCGTATCTCGCAGGAAACCGTTGCCCAGGCTATACGGCACCGCGCGCATCAATGTATCAGAAATGATCCACGGGAATGGATGGAACGCCTGAAATGGGACGGCCGTCCCAGAATCGATAGATTTTTTATTCACTACATCGGCGCCCATGATTCGGGTTATTCCTGTGGCGTGGGCCGGAACTTCTGGATTGGTATGGTTGCGAGAATATTCCGGCCCGGTTGCCAGCTCGATAACATGGTCATTCTTGAAGGTCAGCAGGGCATATACAAATCCAAGGCCCTGGAAGCCATTGGCGGCAAGTGGTACATGGAAGCCTCAGAGGAAATCACAAGCAAGGATTTCTTTGTGGCCCTCGCGGGTAAGATCATTGTGGAGATCGCGGATCTCGATTCGTTCTCGCGCGCGGACGCCAACCGCATCAAGAAAGTCATCACGTGCCGTACCGATCGCTATCGTATGCCCTACGCCCGGACCACCCAGGATCACCCGCGGCAATCCATTTTTGTCGGCACCACAAACGAATCTCATTATCTCCGCGATAATACCGGTGGGCGCCGGTTCTGGCCCATCACTTGCTTTCACATTGATTTGGAGGGCATACTCCGCGACAGGGAACAGCTTTTCGCCGAAGCCGTCACGCGCTATCTGGCCGGCGAGGACTGGTACAAGATGCCGGCCGAAGCCACGCTTTCTGAACAAGAGGACCGCCGGCAGTACGATGAATGGGAAAATATCGTCTCGACTTATTTGAGGGAGTGCTGCAAGACTCAGGTTTTCCTTCACGAAGTCGCTGCCCAGGTCGGCGTTGACAAGGCAAAACTAGACTTTGCCGTTCAACGCCGCCTGGGGAACATTCTGCGCCGCATGGGGTGGCAATCTGCTGTGGTGCGAATCGACGATGTCATGCAGCGCGTATGGAAGATCAGCAATCCACAGCTTCAGGCAATAGCAACTGATTCTCTAGGTCAACCCCTTTCAGACGCGCCAGTTTTACCATTGACTGACTAGGTTTGGATTTATTTTTTTGCCAGCGGCGCAGCGTCGAGGCTTCGATACTGAGTCTGCGTCCAGCTTCTGCCACAGATCCCGACTCGTTAATGAACTGTGCCAACGTTTTTAGTTTTTCCATGTGGTTCTCCTTTATGTTCTGTCCAAATAATTCCCGTTACGACTCCGAGACAAAATAAAAACACTCCGAGAAAAAACATCTTTTCCCTTCCCGCCATATTCCAGCACGTCACGCAACGGCGTCCTGTAATGGCCGAATAGGACACAAAATTTCCGCATTTCACGCACGACATTGGCTTTGCTTCCTTTCCAGTTTTAAAACGCCGGCTTTCGCTTTACTGCGCGCACCACTTCAAAATGTGGTAAATCGCGTACCAACTGCCTACCGCGGTGGCTAAAAAAAACCCCCAGGCAATGACTGTCGCCACTGCCCATTTGTTGCGTTCTGATTTCATCTGTCCTCCGTTTTCTTTGTACTCCGTGCAGTCGATGCAATACGGTGTCAGGTCGTAGAGCGCATTGGGTTCCCCGCATCGCTTACAGGGCTCGTAGGTCACGGTCATATCGCGCCGCCATGGAGGAATTCGCGGAACTCGTCAATCGCGGCAAGGCGCTCCGCGCAGGGCCTGAGTTTCTTCAGTTCATGCTCTTGTTGCATGGCTTGGCTTGCGAGTTCGTGGATGCTCTCGCTCAGACACTTGGCGTGTTCGATCAGGCGGCGGCGCGACCACTTGGCGTAGTTGTATGGATTTCCCTCTACAGATTTCTTACTCATGTGATTCCTCCCTGCACGATAAGACGTGCGTGATTTCGTATATCAGGAACGTCCGCTGATATACGGGCGCGCGCGAGTGGCGCGCCAGCCTCTCCCATAACCCATTCAGCAGTATTTCCCTAAATGTCCTTGTCATTATTCTCCGCCTTCGTTTTCTGCGCTGTGACATTCGCATTCGCAGCCCTGGTCCCGGCAACTGGCGTGGTGCGTACCGCCTTCCCTGTGACAGTTTTCGGACAGATATTTACCAGCTTCTGTGCTTCTCATGGACGCTTTCTATGCCGTCGTAGTCTTGGATTTCAAAATCCACGTGGTCGGGGATATCGACGATCACTATTTTTGCCAATCCACCATTGGCTTTATGCCCAAGCTTTTCGATACATTCGATAAGTTTTTCGTCTGTTCTCTTTTCGGGAGCCGAGTAATCGAACCCGTAGCCGTCCCATTTCTTACCAAGGAATTCGTAGGCTTTTTTACTCAGAGAGAAACCGCCAAAGCATTTATTGATTGCTATTTTCATTTTATTTTTCACTCCCCTCTATGCAGTACACGCCCACGCAGAGCGGTGCCGGTTCTTTGGGATATTCGATGATGGTCTGATCGGCAACGCCGATTTGAATCGCGACGAGTAGGGTCAGCATGTTATTTGCCCTCCGTGTGGCCAGTGGCGTGAGCGAGGGCGATGGCTTCCCTGCACTCTTTTTTCGTCATGGGGTGTGTTGACATATTTCTGGTTTTCATGGTGGCTCCTTTTTTGGTGTGGCTTTATGCTGTGCGTCCTTACACTCCCGCCCGCCGCTCATCATCGACGGGCAGGGTTTAAGGAGCCAACCTCAGATTTTCTTGAAGCCGTCGAACCACTTCACGCCGGATCGCAGTTCTCCCCTGGTGAGCGGCGAGCTGCAATGCAAGCGCGCGAGTTCGAGGCTTGACACAACTTTTATACGTTTTGCGGGTCTGTGGTCTGAGAAGAACCTTACGATTCGGTAACGCTGGGCTTTCATTACTTGGCCTCCGGCAGCGGATGTTTTTCTGCAAAGGCGCGTATCTGGTCCATGTATTTCACGATGAGGTGCGCTTTACGGACCCCGAATTGAAACGGGAACTTATCTTCCGGGTTCTGGCGGATAATCAGCATCGCGTTACTCTTATAGGCTTCTTCGAGGATCTGGCTTCCCGGCAGAACTTCTGGTAAGGTTTTCATGTGTTTTCCTTTCTTATTAGAGGGCCTGGAAATAACTGTAGCCCTGATCGTGCAGTCCTGCTTTCCAGTCGTTTTCCCTGAACTCCTGTTTTCCAAACCACAACCCGCTCAGTGCGGCGCTGAGTTTATCGTATCCGCAGCCCCTGGCCGCGCCGTACTGGATCTCGCGGGGATTTTCGGGGTCTGTCCAGTCCCACACGAATACGTGCAGTGGCCCCATGCCATCGCGGGGATGCGCGACGAGGATTTTCCCCACTATCTCGCCCCTGGTTTTCTCCGCGGTGATGACGTAGGCCGAGCAACGATCCCAGGCCGGCGAGGCTTCAGTTTTCCGCAATCTGTCGTAAACATTCATTGCACCTCTTCGATTCATCTTGGCTGGCTCCTTTCAATCTCTATCTCGACCGCTGGGTTACGGTGTGCGGCGAGAACCGACTTCACGTACAACTCGTGGGTCTGCATTTCGTGGCGCGCGCCTAGCATATAGGATTGCGCGACGATCGTCAGCAGAGTCAAGACGAGAATCGCACAACCAAGGACGATCTGAAATACTTCCAACCACCGGCATCTACTGTCATTCATTGCTTTCATCTGCGATCCTTTCGCTACACATTTAACTACACACCTAATATAACAGATAACTACTCAGGTGTCAAGTCTTATTTTTTACCGTCGGTGGCTTTGACGTGGGTATTTTCTATCGCGGGGATTCACGCGATTCTCTTAACCGTTATTCCCTTATGGTCGGGCTGCGCGTCAAATCTCATGCCGGTGTGTTTCTGAATTCGCTTCACTGCAGCAATTACGGGATGCGTGACGCCGATACTGTTCGGCGGCCAGGGAAACTCAAGAACCGCTCCGATCTCCATTTCTGCGAGCCCGGACCAGCGCAAACTCTTCCTCTCAGTATCCCAGTATGGACTCTTACATCTTGGGCAAATCACGGGGTGATCCAAATACGATTCCCATCTCCGAGTGCACCTCTTACAGTTGTGAATGTATTTTATTACCTTGTGTTGGCAGAAATCACACTCATGTTCTTTTGCTTCAATGTTTTCTGTTGCCATATGGCCTCCTTTATATTAAAACTATGTCGGTATGCTTATGTATTATATAAAATTTGTATCAAATTTCCAAAAATGTAACGCATCTCAATGATGTAACGGATAAAATTGCGTTTCGTAAACTTTCCAATTACCAAACAATTATATGTTCATGGTGTATATACAGTATATTCATGTATATTAATAACTCTTTGAAACGTCTTTTAGAGTAGTCATCTGTTACAGATAGTAAAATCAATACAAATTTTGTAACACTATGGTTGTAACACAAGTCGATCCGTTTCATGGGTCTAAAGACCTATATTGTTGACTAAATTAGTCATGTTCGTTACAAAAATTAACATTGACCTTATAAAATCACCGCGCTATAATGCTGGCATGGTGAAAAGATTATGGAAGCTCGTAACGATGAGTATGGAGCAGCAAAGAACGGTTGAGTATTTGTGGTTAAGCAACGGTATTTGCACTTGCGGGCAGCCAATAGATCGGAATGATGATAAACTGTGTCTGGCGCAAGTTAACTCATCCTGGGCAAGCCTGGACGCCGCCAAGAACACTCTAGCGATTGGTCTGTACTGCAAGTGGTGCGCGGATAAAATAAACGTGTTGCTTAAGAGCTTGCGCGCGTTGCCGGAGCCTGATAAACTAAAGAAACAAAGGTTTACAGGCTCATAGTTTCAGGCCCATAGGTGACACGCTCAGAGCTGAATGAAGTCAAACGCTGACCTAAATATTGATGCCGTGATGCGCGAGAACGCTAGGCGGCGCGCTGTTTCTTTAGAGCGCCAGAACCAGGAACGCGCGTTTGCAGTGGCATACATACGTACTAATAACCTCACACAAGCCGCCAACGAAGTCGGAATCTCTCCGAAAAAAGCCCGCGAGTTAATCCACGAACCCGAAGTCCGAGACCTCGTAGAAGAAGGCCTGAGTAAAGCCGCTATTGCCGCCGGTGTGTCGTCGCAGTGGGTTCTCGAAAAACTCAAAGAAATAGTAGACAGATGTATGGTGGCCGTGCCCGTCACGGATAAAGAAGGCAATGAGACCGGGGAATGGAAATTTGATTCATCCCAAGCCAATCGCGCCTTGGAGCTCATTGGGAAGCACTTGCAGCTATTCAGGGACAAGGACGAATCAGCAGCGGCCCAGCTTGGCAATGCCGTAATCCGTGTACTGGCACAGGAAGCACAGGCTGGTAGGCATCAGGCCAAGCCCATAGACACCAGCGCAGAGCCAGCAGAAAAGGGTCCCATTGCGGGCGCTGAAGAAGTTCAGGCTCCGGGGTCGGTCGACCGGGCTGGTGAGAGTGAGATAATAGTACCTCCATCCCCTCCCCCGGACGTGCCCACGCCATGACCCCCCCCTCGTCGATTTTTTTTGCACGTGGCGATTTTGGAGTTTTTCTGTGAATCCCGCGGCGCAACGCCTGAGGGCCTGGACGGACGATCCCGTAAAGATGGTCATGGAGGAGTTCAAGGTTGAGCGCCTGGACCCCTGGCAGATCGATTTTCTGCGCGCGTTTCCGCACAGGCAGAGGCTAGCGGCGATAGCGTGTAAGGGACCGGGAAAGACAGCGGTGACGGCGTGGTGTTGCTGGAACTTTTTGGGCACGCGGCCCGATGCGAAGATCCTCGCGACGGGGATAACCGAGGACAATCTAAACGACAACTTGTGGCCGGAGATGGCGAAGTGGCAAGCCCGGAGCGAGTATTTCCAGCGGGCCTTTGAGTGGAAGAAAACGAGGATCACGTGCAGGGCCGCGCCGGAGAACTGGTTTATGTCGCTCAGGACCTGGGCGCGCACCGCGGATAAGCAGAGACAGGCCGATGCCCTGGCCGGGGGTCACGCGGATTACATCATGTACGTCTTGGAAGAGGCCGGCGGGATACCGGATTCCGTGGCGGCGACTGCCGAGGCGGGGCTGGCGACGGGCATAGAGTCGAAACTGCTGTGCGTGGGAAACCCCACGATGCTCGAGGGTCCGCTGTGGAGGGCATCGCGGGCCGATCCGAAGCTCTGGTATGTCGTGCACATCACCGGAGATCCCAGGGATCCGAAGCGCTCGACACGGGTCTCGGCGCAGTGGTGTCAGGAACAAATCGACGAATACGGCGCCGAGAATCCCTGGGTCCTGGTGAACGTGTTCGGCCGGTTCCCGCCGAGCTCCCTGAACGTCTTGCTGGGGCACGATGAAGTCGAAGCCGCGATGCAGCGGATCGTTAAACCGGAATCGTACCTCAGGGCGCAGAAACGACTGGGCGGGGACATGGCTCGTTTTGGGGATGACCGTATCGTGTTGTTCCCGCGGCAAGGGTTGCGGGCGTTTGAACCGATCATCCTGAGAAACGCGAATGGCCCGGAAGTCGCGGCACGAATCGGGCTTGCCAAGCAGAACTGGAACTGGGAAGTCTGTCTCCTCGATGACACCGGGGGCTGGGCGGCGTCGGTGCACGACTCGATGATCCAGGCCGGCATGACGCCGATCCCCGTGAACTTCGCGGGCAAAGCCGATGACCCCCGGTACCTGAATAAACGCGCGGAGATGCACTTCCGGATGGCGCAGTGGGTGAAACGCGGGGGCTGCTTGCCGCGCTCCACGACACTGAAAAAAGAACTCACGGCGCCGACCTACACATACGTGAACGGCAAGTTCCAGAT